TCAGTGCGGATAAGTTTTGCGTTCTCAGGTGAAAGTAAGAACTCAAGAAAAGGAAGTTGCTCACGCTGACCAACTTCGATGAAGAGCTCGCTAAGTGACATTTGCACATTAGGACACTCCGATAGAATGCGAGATATAGACATGATTGAAATGTAGTTTGGAGTTTCTGCCAGTTGCAAAGGCCGACAGGTGCGCCTACTTCGTGCCAGCAAGTCGGCACACACTACATCATCATAGAGTTGCAAAGATATAAAAAAAAAATGACTGCCGTCGCTTGCAGTCATTTACTAAGCCTAAACTTAAAATCTATGAAACAGGGCAAAGATACTAAGGCAGTTCGATTTTTCCAAAAAAAGGTTTGTCGCTTACTGACCTTTTGCCTTCGCAGCTCCAAAGCTGCCGAGCCCACCAATTCGCTGAGCCTTTCTCAGAAGGGATGCCAGCACTACGAGCACAGTAAGAATTCCCTGCATCTGTGCCTGGCTTAATCCGATAGCCTTCAGCACCAAAGTGAATCTCATTGCCCTCATCATCTACTGCCTTATATTTCTTCCCAACACGTTCCGAGGAGGTGACATTGAAACCTTCATACTGTGGCATACGTGGTCATGTTTATCTTGTTCTCCAAATATGCGAGCACGATCTCAAGTGCTTTGGTTAGCTGTGCCGGCTCGAGCATTTCATTGTTGAGCCCCTGCCTCCAATCGGCATGATGCTTCAACACCTTGTATGCTTGCTTGATTGTCATTTCGCAAAGAATCGAGGGTTAATGCCACGGATCTTCTTGTCTGCTTGTGGCTCAAGCTGTGGGATGATTGCACCAGGTCTTGGCACTCTTTGGCCTGCTGATGGATTTTTTTGGATGATGCCTGCCGCCGTTGCTTCTTGAAGCAGCACATCGGAAAGATTGAGGAACGAACCGGCTTTCTCTTTGGACTTCAATCGCTCACCACTTTTCTTGTCCTTCACGAATACATTGCCATCTTCTTCCAGGTCGATTGCGTACTTCTCTCCAATGGTTGCTTTGAATCCTTTTATGGTGAATTCATTCACGGAAGGATCAAGCTTGATGGCCCCAAGTTCTTTCTCAAAGGTATGGTTAATCTTGCTCTGCTTTTGCTCTTCTGCCATCTTCAGCTTGAACTGGTCAAACTGATTGATTGCTTCCTGTCGTGCAGTGTCAATCTCTCCAACTTTGCGCTCCAAAGATTTGTACTTCTTCTCCCATTCCTTCACAAGTTCCTCTGAGCCTGACTTGTCAGCACGTTGCTGCCATTCATCTTGCTGCTTCTCATAAGCTTCGCGAGCTCGCTCGGAGGCCATGCGTAAAACATCTTGCGCCTTCTTGTCTTTGAAATCTTCCTCAGTCAGTGTAACTCCGAAAGGCTCAAAAGCACGCTTGGCAACATGGGCAATTGTACCGTTAATCTTTCCGAGCTTTTCGCTTAGCTCCTTGCTGTTTACCCAGTTCTCCTGGAACTTCTCTTTTGCTTCCTCGAGGTTTTCTGCTTCGTTGAGGTTTAGGAAGTTCACTATCTCCAGTGCTTCCTCCGGTTTGATCGGCATATATTTCAGGGGTGTTAATTGGTTGCAATTCTAATTCTTTCGCGCCTTTCTTTTTAATCAGATGCTCAGCCACCATATCGGAGGCCTTAATGATGCGCCCATCTGTGAGTATCAAGTGTCTCATGTAACAAAGGTATAAAATTATTTAATCATAAAACCCCTCGGCTCTTGCTCTTGCTTTTACCGTCTCCGGCACCTTACGATCAGGCACTGGCACCAGATAGTGTCGGCAATTCCACCCACCCACTAAAGTGAAGATTGACTTGCTATCTGTGCCATCTATGCGCCCAGCCCAAGTGCCGTCACGTATGTCTCTTATGCCTCCGCTATTCTCGCCATCTCCCCACGCTTCAATTTCTTTGCGGTGAAATATCTGCCCCTCACGATGCTCGCAGAAGGGCCGCGTTGTTGGTATCTCCCCACCAAGGTACTCGAACCATTGAATCCCAAGTTCGTCATTGACAGCCGCTGAATAGCTTCTATCTGCAACGGCTTGCGCGGTTGTGGCTGTGGTCTTGATGTTGGCAAGTAGCCTGCCGTCATTTGTCTCTGTGCCGGTGACAATACCCTCCAGTGCTGCAACGGTCTCGCGTAGTGGTGACCTTGCTGCGATGTTGGTGGTAAGCTGCTCAAGGAATGGCTGCGTGAAGCGTGCATCCAAGCCTGCACCAAAGAATGTATTGATTGCATTCTGCTTGCTCAGTTGCAGCAATTGCTTCTGCACCTCTGTTGGCTCAAATGAACTCTCGAATGTCTGAGCAATCTCATTGGTGAGTTGCACGCCTTCATCAATCGAACCAAGGAATGCACGCACGGCTTCGCGGTATTCACTGCCTGCCAGTACCTTCTTGAGCTCATCGCTGATGAGTGCAATGCGCCTTATGTTGCCTTCAGTCTGCTCGATATTCCCAGCAGCGGTGACATCCATATCATCCAAGATAGGGCGAATCTTGCGCCATATCTCAGCTTGAGTCTTCTGAGCAGCCGTTGCCAGCTTCTCAGGCACTGACTCGAACAGTGCAATCTTGTCTTTGACTAACTTATCAAATGATGCCATTCAGAAGCTCCTGTTGCGCCTGTTGAATCGGATCGAGTTGCGTGCCTATCTTATCCGATGCCAAGCGATTCAATGCAGCAATCTGCTCGCTCATTGGTAGGTCGATAAAGCGAGGCGCATCTTCAGTCGGGATGTAGTTGCGAATCAGTTCCATGATAAGCTGAGGTGCGCTGTGGTGAATCACATCCTGGTACTTCTCAACCGTGCCATTTGCAACGCGCAACGCGATGTCTGCGCTGCTCATCAGTAGCAACTCATCTGCATTGATGATAAGGTCGTAAATCGCTGAGGTCTCCTCATCCGTGTAGTGGATTGCTCGGATGTAGTTGTAGACATTGCTGAAGGTAATCGATGGCGGTACTCCAGCCTTCACGCCTTCGCTGATAACTGCAAGGTAGTCGCTCGGAGTTGAGATGTCGAAGGATGTAGGATAAACCAAGTTGATACCTCCAAAGAATTCGCCATATCGCATTTGACCCATTGTCACCAAGCAGAACTCATACAAGTTGAATAGCTGGTCTGAGATAGGCTTGATGAAGGCATACAGTGCACGCAGCTTATTCAATGACCCTGTTGCTGTCGATGCTTCGCCAATGGTTCCGCTTTCGTCAGATGATGGCAAGTGCAATATTCTGCGAGCCTTCGCCATCTGCTGCTCAATCTCTGTGCGCAGGAAGTTCAGCGTGTCCATTGGTGGGCTCACGAACTTAAGGTACTCACCAGATAGAGCACTGTCTCCTTCGCTCAATGCAGTCTTTGGCTTGATGAGTAGCATCCCTGTCGGGCTGAATCTGCTCTTCACACCTGAGCCGTTACAGCTTGAGCATGTCCGGTACCCTCCGTTAATCGGGTCAAAGATTTGACCGTCTTGGCACTTGTTGCCTTCTCGGTCTATGAACTCGCAAATCTCGCCAAGAGCAACCATGAAAGGAAAGGCACTTGTCGCTTTGCTGATTTGTAAATATGACTCATCGAGAATGACCTGGTCAAGCAATGGCACAGCCGTGATGAAAGGCGACTGGAATGCAATCTCTCCATTGATGAGCTGAGGCGTACCTTGAAGCTTTTGCGCAGGCACATATCCAAGGTTGTGCTGATAGTACAGCACAGGCTCTGAGAATTGCATGTCGGACTTCTTGCCGTACTGATACACCTTCCAGATTGCTTCGGTGTCGTATATCTCAAGGACAAGCCCTGAATGCTCCATCTTGCTGCCGACCTTCACCTCACTCTTGTCATCAGCGATGACCATATAATACTCGCCGAACTTCTGCCCCACAATGCTCTTGCAGGAATAGTATTCCGGCATCGGCTTGATAAGTTCGTTGCTGATTACTTCTTCGCCTTCTTCATTCTCGATGGTGTCAACATCTTGCGGCTCGATTGCAATGATTCCATTCGGGTCAATCAGCTTCAATGTTGGGAGCATGGTCTTGACAAACATCTCCAAGGATCCGAACTTCTCAATCTCGTTATTCACATAACGCTGAAACGTATCATCTCCAAAGATTGGCTCAAGCTCTGGCGTGTAGCGAATGGACCAGTTCTGGTCTGCGAAGGCTCGACTTATCGTGGCTTTGAAGTCCTCAAACACACTGAGTGTTGTAGGCTTGTAGTTGGCTCGGATATACTCAGCCTGCGCATCAGTCTGATTCGGGGCTCTCACTGAGAGCAAGTGAGCCGGGTAAATGTCAGGCCGGGTATGCGGCAAAATGCTGTCATACATCTTAGCGGCATAGTTATACCCCGGCCAATACTCAGGATATTGAGATACACCAGTGCGCTCCTTAGTGATGGGGTTTATGGGTGAGCTCTTCGCAGCCGTCTCCCATCCCTTGTACTGGTAAGCGAACTTGCGAACAATCTTGTCAATGTCCTCAGTAGATAGTGCCATTATGCAACTGCTTTAGTTGTTGGTTGTACAATTACGTGCGAGCCGCATGACTTGCTGCGGCATAAGTTGATTGGTTTCATGGTTTCTGAATTAGCGAAAGGCCGCGCCCCTCGGATGTGTTTAATGTGATGACGTTGTACTTGTAATACTTTGCATACTCCATCAGCTTCTTAACATCAGGAATATGAATTGTGTCATGATAGGCAATGGTTCCGCCCGGCTTAATCATGCGCTCAACTTCTTTGAACTCCGGCAAGATATTCGCCCAGCTATGGTCTCCATCGACAAAGATGAAATCAAACTGTCTCGGCTTCATGCCTTGCATCACCTTGATTGATTCGCCAAGGATGAAATCAACCTCAGCCCCGAATGTAGTCAGGTCATGCTTCAAGTAGTTGTTGATATCGATGCCAGTGTATTTGCCGCCATATGGCAAGGCTGCAATCATCTTGACTGAAGTCTCGCCTTCGAATACTCCAATTTCAAGCACATTGGCTGCGCCTGTCATCTTGATTAGCGAGCCGATGAATTCGCACACATCAACTTCACTGTTCCACTCATTGCGAGCAACCTCTGTAAATGTCTCGGTTGTCACAATCTTCTTAGGCCGTCCGGCTTTCTTTGGCTTATCTTCTTGGGTCTGCATGTTTGTGGTCTGTAATTCTGTGAATAAAGTATTTATGCTGGAGGCCATCTTCTTGCATCCATGCTTTAAGTTTTCTATCAAGCCAGTCAATGTAAAAGCTTGGCGTGAATCCTTTGCCGCCATAATAACTCATCAAATAGAACCGTTCTTCAATCTGGTTGAATGTGAATTCTCTGTTCATCTGGAAGCATACAACATCAGTCTCATACGGCTTGAACTTATTCTTGCCGAATGAAACATTAAAGTACAATTCATCAGGCTGACCACCGCCCCATTTCATGCGAAGCTTGGCAAGCGGAAGCGGATTGTTGAGATACAAGTCGGCAGCAGTTCTGAATATTGCTTCTGCCTCATCGCACTTCTCAATGAACTGGATGCTGCTATTGATAGCGTATATCTTGTCTTCCTTAGACAGCCCGAAGTGCTGCCACAGAGAATCGGCCCACGCCCATTGCATCTCTTTGAAGTCTCGGCCCTTGTCGATGGTATGCTCACCAACAACTCGCGTGGCATACTTCGCATCGTTAGCAATTAGCTGCTCGATGAGAGGCTGCAAGTCCTTCAAGCAGACTGCATCAACATCGAGGTAAAGATTGTAGTGATACGGCAAGTAATCGTACAAAAGCACCTTGGCCTTGCCCGGATCCAATTTCTTATTCGTGTATATGTGCTGCTCAGGCAGTTCAACAAAGGTGTCGATGCATTGGCCCAGCTCGTGGCAATGATACACAGCACGCTCGCTACTATCGCAAATTAAAGCAATAGGCAGTGCGGCATTAAATCGCTTAATCGAATAAGCGAGGTTATAAGCAGCCCAGTAATACTGAGGCTTGCCAAATGCCACAAGCACCACCCCTTGCGAGGTAGTGCCTTGGCCTTGAATGTTTGAAGAACTATCCATTATCCAAAGATGCCAGCAGGGGCATCATATTGTGCTGGGATGTTCTTATCGCGCCATGAGAAGGTTACTTCGTAACGCTGCAATTCATTGTTCTGCTCAGGAAGGATGAAGTTCGCTGAAGTAGTAATACCCACAGGAGGGTTGATATAAATCACCTTTCCGCTGTCGCACATATAGGCAAGTACCCAAGCGATGCGGCGGTTGTTTACATCATTCCAAAAAGTATTATTCTCGTCAGTTACGTTTGCATCAAAGAGCGTAGCAGTTCTGTCTTCGTTGATACGAATGGCAGTACCGCAGCCAATTGGTGAATCAACAGTTACTGGAGAGCCAGCAGGAAGAGCGAAGCGGATGTCTTCGATGAGCTTTGCAGTGCCTGCCGTGATTAAGGCATCCACTTCAACAGCGTCTGAAGGATCCACAAGTTCTGTTCCGCAGGCACCTACCAATATTGCAGATACGCCTCCGAGCTTGTATTCGTTGCAGTTTACTAAGTTGTGATCAAGTAGCGATGAGTCGCAGTAGCTTACACAAGCCATAGTATAGAGATTTGAATTGTTGGTGGTTGCCTGTTGAATAGGACGGCTTCCGAACTCCTACGTCTCTATGATGATCTACTGCAAATTTACGAATTATTCCTGATATAAATTCACCAGGTCTTGAGTTGTAATTCTTTCGCCATCCTGCGTGAGAATAAACGGCTCGTCATTATTCTCCAATATCGAAGGCAAGCAGTCCGCATCCACTCCAACACATACCGTCTTGCGCACCTTGTCATTCTTCTTGTACAAGTCGATAGTCAAGCTGCCAAGGTCATCGGCATTGTCATACTCGATGGTCGGGAATTCACCATCAGCAGGGAAGACAACTTGCCCGTTCACATAGCAGTTGTCGAAGTAGAACACCAGCGAAAGGAAGTCGAGCACGTACTCAGGCAATCGGCCGAAGTGATAGCTTAGCTTTTTCTTGCGGTCCACAAAGCTTGCTTGCCATCTGCCTGATGCGTATCTGAACAAGTCACTATCCGTGTCGTATTGCGGCTGGAATCTGCGGCCCTCAAGTCGGATGCCTGGAAGGAATGAAGTGCCATAGAACGCCATGCCGAATTGATTCTCTCCGTTGCAGCCTTCAATCTTGAAGAAACGGCAATCATCGCTGAAGTCGCCAATCTGGATGAGGTCGCTGTACTGGTCGTATGTGGCCCAGTTCTTATCTGCTCGAACGGTTATCTTGCTCACAGTAATCTCGCCATCAAGCGATGCGCCGAACTGAGTAGCACGCAAGCTTACAAATCCGGTTTGCGTATTGGTGAATACAAAGTTGTATGTGCCTGCTGTGGATATTGCGCTATCGTATTGAATGCCATCCACTCGGAAGCTAAGCCTCGCATTGATGATTGAATCAACAACGATGGTCACATAGTAGTCTTTATCCTCGCACAGCTCAGTGATGCTCACAAGCTCCGTTGCATTGTTTAAAGAGGTTAAGTCTATTTGCGCTTCACCGCCTCCAACATTCCAATTATCTGCGCCAACTAATGGCGTAGAGGTCCATCCGATTGGCGGTGGGCTGAGTGAAAGCGGATCGCCATTGAAGTACGGATTGTAAATGAAGTACTGTCCACACGTGTTGGTGCAGTAGTCTGCAATCGCTAACCGGTAGCAGCCCGGCTCAATCGTATAGTCAGCAAGGTTGATGCCTGCGGTTAAATACTGGTCCTTCACAGTGAGCACCGGGTCGAGCACATCAACAACCGCCAAGGTTGTCGCATCCACCAAGCCAGCGAATAGCGCACCCGTTGGCACAGGCTCGATGCTGTCGATTGTAAACACGCCATCGAACTCATCACCGGCCAAGCCATAGAATGAGAAAATCAGCGAATTCGAACTCACATCCGATGTGTTGAGGTATATCGTATGCGTGCCTGGTGCAGTCAAGTAAAGAAACGAGCCAACAGGGAAGATGCCAGCCACCAACGTGCCGCTGTTGTATGTATCAATCGTGATGGTCAGCTTGAAGTTTAGCACCACATCGTATCGCTCATAGGCCACAAGATAACCGCCAGTATTGCCTGTACCGGTTATCTCGCTGCCGCTTTGAGTCCAGTCTCCCGTTAAGCTTTCAGCAGCTAACCTCAGTGCACCGCACTCGCCTGCTTCAAGCTGCCAGAATAACTGATCATTGAAGTCAGCAAGCTGTGCGAACTCAGTACCACAGCCCTCACATACTTCAGGCAGTTGGCTGTTGAATATAATCGGTTGGTTAGGTATCGATGTGTAACTCATGGCAGAAGTTTGTTGGATCTTAGTTCGAATTGTGCGCCCTTGCGCATTACTGATTCAATCTGAATATTCTTGATGTAGGTCGGAGAAACAGCCAGTGCATCATCTTTCCGACCCAGTAGAATCGGCTTCGATGTCTCGCTTGTGATGGCGTTAATCTCGGCCATTGACAGCGGTCGCTTGAACTTATAGAGATAGGTCTGCACATCGTCAATATTAACGGGCTCAAGCGTCTGAGGTGTGAATGGCACACCAGTAACCGAGAAGTAAGAAAATGCTGATGGCAATGTTGTGTTCTGGAATCCGCTTCCGAATCTCAAGAATGGTTGTATAACATTCGGAAACGGTGCGGTTGCTGTTGCCTGAACTCCGATATCAATTGCAATAAAGTCTCCAGTCTCGCAAACAAATACTTCATTGTTTATCTCATACCATGCAGGCTGACCTGGTGCAGCTGGATCACTTCCTCCGATTTGCCTTGTCTCCAAAAGATTCAGCCCTGCATCAAATCGCTTTATCATCAACGCAATACCTCTGCCTGCTGCAAAAGTGATTGGTGTATTGGTCGTAGGATCCAAATACTCGCCAAGCACAAGGCCTGCGTTCACTGTATAAATTCCCGGATTAGCTACCTTGTAATACTCATATGTGCCTGGCACTGGCTGAGTGAAGTTGCCCGGATTAGTTACCGCATCAAGGTAAATGAAGTAATGCGAATTTAATGCTGACAATGTATTCAATGTCGGAGCATTGACAACGCTGAAGGCATTTAAAATAATATTGCCGAGCGTATTATCAAATCTTAAAGTACCAGTTGCAGTTGTTGGATTAAAGCCTTCAAAGAATGACTCAAGCGAACTTGGATATCCACTAAGCCAATTAGCAGAAACGAATTCATTTGTGAATGGCCCATTGTAAATGCTGTTTCCAACTCCATACGGATCATATCCGCGAGCTGATGCTGATCCTGGGAAGTATGTGCCAGTCCAATTCGCAATGATGACAACTCCGTTTGTATCATATCCGGTGTTATTAAAAACGACAATGTCCTGAATTAGATTTGTATCGAATATCACATTGCTTGTCTTCAAGTTCAATATGTTCGATGTATTGCATTGTCCAATGAATCCGAATGTCTCATTGCGGAAGCCTCTGAATGGAGTCTGCACGAACTCGCAAGGCGAATTGCCATTGTCGCACTGACCTACTTCAAGGTATTCATCATTGCCAAACTCGGCAGCTTGATATAGTCGTGAAGTATCGAATTGCATTTCAATCTCAGGCTGGTCATACAAGTTGCTGGATGGTGTGCTTTGTTGAAAGTATGCAATCGGCTCAATGCGCAGCAAAGGTCTTCCGTTAGCTTGCTTCTCGAAGCCCATGCCAAGGTTAAGCTTTGACCTCAACGATCCATACAAGTCTTCGAATGTTGCGAGTATCTCACTGCCTGCCTTGATGCGAATCGACTGACCATTCGTGTAGAAGATTACATCATTCTGCGGATAGCTTGCAGCAAAGTAGTTTGAAGCAAAGTCAATCAAGCCATCACTCATGCAGTTCACAAGATGCTCAAATACATCATAAACCGTGTAGCCCCATGCAGGATCAGTGTAAAATGAAACACCAGGATTGTAAACATATAGCAATTGAAATGGTGGCGGTGTTATTGCCACGCCATTCTTTGAAGTAGTCAGCCGCAGCGAGAAAGGAATGCTCTTGTTGTTATTTATCTTGGTGCTGAATGTCTCATCATACAGCTTGGTCTTCACCTGGCACCGGTCGAGCAGGAAGTTGCATTCTGTTGCAATGATGTACCCATCCACAAGCTTCTCCCACGTTCCTGATGCGCAAAGATATTGCACCGAGCATTTCACCAGTTCGCAATAGCCAGATGTCGCAAGCTTGGTGTAGAGATAGGTAAACACATCACCGCCAAAGATTAACTCATTGTCAAAGGATGTGATGCGAGACCCGATGCTGTCATCTTCTGTGATGTTGATGCCGAAGTCCTCAGGGTTAAGCGGCTGACCTCTGTCAAGGTTATCAATTAAGAATTTCAATTCTGATGCCATGCGTATCTTGAGTCAAAGCCGTTGATGTTTACAACTGTATTCTTGTTCCGCATATCCCTGCGCAGTCCTTTGATTTCCTTCTCCATGCTCTTGCTGTTAAGCGATGCGTTGACTGTTATGCCATCGCGCTTGGCGTTCATCGAATAGCCAGCGATTGCAGGGCGCACATACTTCTCATCGATATACTTTCTGAATGCAGCACTTGAGGTGTTCATCGCATCCAGTGCCTTGCGATGCTGAGACACTGACACCTTATTCACCACGTACTCGCCCTTCTCAGCTTCAATCAATGTGCCGCCTGCCTCATGGCTTCTTCCTCCAACTGCGCCCCCCTTCTTGAACTTAGGAATTGGAGTGGCAGCAATGATGGCGATCTGAGCAAGCCCTGATGCAAGTGCGATTGCCTTCTCTGGAACTGTTGCAGCCTTTGCAACAGCCACCGCTGTGTTGATGGTTGCTGAGAATATAGCCGCAGCCTTGTCAGCAATTGCTTGCCTGCGCTTCTCTGCTGCAATCTTTTGCTCAGTCCTGATACGTAATGCCTCAAGCTTGGCCTGCTTCTCTCTTTCGCTTGATGTACTCTTCTCGATGGCAAGCTTCTCGGCTTCTGATGTGGCAGTTAATTCCTCAATGCGTTTTTCTGCTTGGATGCCTTGAAGCTTAATAACACTACCTAATAAGTCAGCAGTTGCTTGAGCTATCTCTGATAAATTATCAATCTGCTCATCGCGTGTCTTCTTCTGCTCATCGCGAATAGCTTGCTGTGTTTCGGCGTTGATTAACTCGATGGCACTTGCTCGCTCCTTCTCATCCTTGATGCTATTCTCTGCATCTTGCTTGCGCTTGTCAGCCTCTGAATTGATGATCTCAATCCTTCTATCCAGCGTGCTGCCTTGCTCAATCTCCAAACGCTTCAGCTCATTTATGCGTGCATTGGTTTGCGCAGTTGCAGATTGAATTGTCAATTCTTCAATCTGGTCATTGTACTTCTTCTCAATTTCAACTGTCAATTGTCCAGCTTCTTCAGCGGCAGCAACTTCAATTGCCTTCTGCTTCTGCAAGCTTTCAATCTTTGCCTGGAAGCTTGCATCTTCAGCAACGCCAACAGCCTGCAATTGTTCTTGCAAATCAGCCTCGCGTGCCTTGGCAATGTCATCAGTTACTTGCTTGTTTGTTGCGATACGCTTCTTCAGTAATGCCTCGCGTTCCTTCTCCGCTTCTTCTGCCGCTTTCTTCTCTGCCTCTGCTCTTTTCTTTTCTGCCTCAGCCGCTGCCTTGGCTCCTTCAATTCTTAATGCCTGAATGTTGGCTCTGCGATCTGCAACCTCATCCTCAAGTTCAATCTCAAGTTCTTTTGTGTTTATACCAGCAGCACGAATGGCTGCTTCATTTTTTTCAATAGCCTGCAACTTGCGCTGTGCGAAGTCAAGTAGTATCTTTTCTTTTTCAGCTTCAAGTGCTGAGGTGTCACGACCTTCAGCTTGCGCCAACTGGATGCGCCTCTCAGTAGCTTTTACCGATGCATCAACACGGCGTTGCTCTGCTTCAATATACTTTGCAATCGCACTGGGTGCGCTTTGCTTGTCGCTGATTCCAATCAGTTCCTTTGTTGCATCAATCACCGAACCAACGCCATCAGAAAATGTCTTTAATCCTGGCACCGCATTGAATATCGCAGCCTTCACCTTATCGAAGTTCTCAACCAATGCAATCAAGCCAATCACCAACAAGCCGACACCAGTTGCAGCAAGTGCAATCCTGAATGCCTTCATTGCGCCGGTCGAAGTTCCAACTACTGCGGCATATCCTGCCTGTGCATTAGTCAGCACCAGTGTCTTTATCTTGCTTTCCTCAAGCAGTAAGTTCGCAACTTGCTGCACTCCGTTGGCAATGGCTGTTGCTGCTTGGACCTTTAGCAATGCCTTCTGCAAGTCCTCGCTCTCTGAGCCGAACAACGCAGCCGCACCTTGTGCAATCTCGAAGCCTGCCGCAAGTCCTTGCGTGGCTTGCACTGCCGCATCAAACTTGAATGTATCGCTTGCAAGGTTTGCAACTCGCGCTCTTGTATCTCCAATCTGGTCCTCAAGTCTTGCGGCCTCAAGTGTCAACTGCCGGAACTGAGCCGTGCCACCTTTGCCTGATGCCTCAAGCAATGATAGCTCATTCTTCAATCCCCTTAGTTGTCCTGTTAAGGTCTTGCCCTTGGATGTCAACTGGTCGAATGCTTTGTTCTGGTCTGCCAGGGCTTTCTTCACTTCACCGCCTGAGAACGCAGCAGCGATGCTCTTGCCTGCGCTCTTGTAGGCATTGGCAACCTCCTTAGAGCTTTCCTGTGCCGATGCGACAACCGCATCATTCGCCTTGTTTACTTCGTTGACTGTTGCCTTTAGGCTCGTAGCCTCGGCCTCATAGATGATCTCAACCTTTGTTGCCATTTTGAGCCTTTATTGCTGCCTCAAATTTAAGCAAATAAACTGAAACATCGGAGGCCATTAACTCATTGAACTCAGATATGCTGCCACCTGCCAAGCTCATCACTTGCTCTCGGAATCTCTCTGCTGTCCTTTTAGCCCTGCTTTGCGGTGAGAACTCAGCTGGCGTAACGCCTCGCTCAGCTTTTGAATTTCCACCGTGTTGTATTCCCACAATGTCTGAAACTCTTCGGGAGAAATATTGAATAAGGGCATCAGCGGCTCGATACCCAAGCTGTAAAAAAAATCGTGAGCCGCCCCCTTGCTCAACTCTTCGAATAAGGTTAGCTTCTGCTGGTGCACATCGGGATTGACCACAGCCGGATTCTCGTCTTCGCGGATTATCCAAGTCGCTGCGATGTTGAGCAAAAGATCGCGATGGATGACAGTGTTCTGCCTTTCGCGAATCACGTGGATGTATGCGCCCATCAATGCCGCTGTCTTTGGATTGCTGAGTCCGGCAGCAAGTGCCTTCTCCATCTCATTCAATATCCTGTCCATCTCGCTGCCTGATAGCCCAGAGCTCAATCGCTCCAGCAGTGTCATGCTCATGGCGAACCTCTCAAGTGGCATGTTCAACTCCTTCGGGAAGCGATAGTACCTATGGCCGCCGTGCTTGAATACCTCAACAAGATTGTAGTTTGTTTTCTTACTGCGTATAAAAGTTGATCGCAGTCGCTCGCCTAATCTTTTGAATAATTTCATCCAGTGTGTTCTTTGTTGTGACTTCTTTGTCCGTGCTCAAGAACGTGATGAAGCAACGCTCTGCTTCATTGTCCTCATGCACTGTGCTTATGTCATGTGTGTTAATCAGTAAATCCGTCCACCTTTCCTCGCGCTCAAGCAGCTTGTCGATTTCATCATCAATGAGCAAGGCTTCGACAATGATGAATCCCGTGAGCATATTACCAGCGTAACAACGGGCAGGCTTCATCTGTCAATCTCGTCTTAGCTGGAAGGAAGCAGCCGCACTCTCGGCATGTGTTGGTTGCCTTGATGCGATACGGACACTCCTTGCAAATCTCCATTCGAGGCTTCGATACTTCTCTGCTCTCCTTGGTGTCAAACGCCCACAACGCCCAGCCGTGCGCGATATTCTTTAGCACTCTAAACATTCGAGCAAGTTTATGGTTTGTGGTTCGTCAACGTCCATGTTCACAACGCTGAAGCTGATGCAGTCATACAGCACATCGCAGATGCTGAACTGGTCACAGTTCAACCTGATGGTGTACCCTTGCAGCGCATCCATCTTCGCCCCGATGATCGTGATGATGCCATCGATGTCCGATGTCACCACAAAGCTTTGAATCCGCTTGGTGGCATTGTGCGTGATGGTAACGGTGTATTCAGTCTCAGGCGTAACAAGCCCGAAGCTTATGCCTGCATTGCAAGCCGCTACATTGATGCCTGAATCAAAACAAGGACTGCATACGCTCATAAGTAACGCTTTAGGATTGCGTTCACAAAGTAACGAAAACAATCTAAAAAGTCAGCACGCTCAGCAATATTTTTCCTGTTCGTCTTTATGATACCTCCATTCGCATCGCACTGCACTTGCTTCGCATCGAACACGAATCCCTTGCACCGCTTGGAGTTCACGCGAATGTCCAACTTGCGCAGCGCAGCATTGCAATCAATCCTGCTGTTGTAATGAGTCGGGTTTGCTGGAATGAGAAACTGGCTGTCACTCATGCCGAGCCGCCGCTTGATTTGCGTGTACGCACTGGAGTTGTCACGCTGCTGCACTGTTCCGCCCTTGCCCATCGCATCACCAGTAATCCTGATGAGGCCCATCGGCACGCCAAGCGCAAGGACCGCATCGCAGAACGCATCCACGCTGCCCTTCTCAATCTTTATCTCATCCACCACCACCGCGCCCCTGCCCACGTGCTGAATGACCAGGGCACAAAGCGGATTGATGTTAAAGTCGACAGAGACATGCACCGGCACATTGCGATTGAGCTGCACGCTGTCGTCGATGTGCTTCTCATCAGCCCACTCATACAGGAACGGATTCGCCACGTCATCCATCACATCCCAATCACCCTCCACGAATCTTGCGTACTGGACCGGTGGCAGCTCCTTCAAAGATTCGAGGTACTCAGCAGGGATGTGAGGGTTGTCAGTTATCTTGGAAGGAATGAAGCTCCAACGCTCAGGCAATGTGCCGTCCTTGTAGCGTTCATAGATTATGCTCTTCACCCAGTTGTTCGCCGGGTTGCACGTTGCCATGCAGACAATCGGTGGCCTTCCTTCGGCCTTGTTCCAACTTCCGATGCGCTCCTGCACCTTGTAGAACGTCTGCTCCTGCAACTCATTCACCTCATCCAGTCCTGCACCATTCACCTCAAGCCCTTTGAAGCGGTTGAGGTCCTTGTCATCATCGTAACTCTCTGCCATGAACAGCAACTCGCTGCCATTGATGAAGGTAACCACTTGCGTGTCTCTGTTCCAACTCTGCACGTACTGGTTGATGCCGTCATCGAGAATTGCGCTGAAGCTTGGGAAGGTTGTGCGCTTAAGGTCAGGCAGGCTGCGGCGAATAATCACCCAGCGGCTGCGCGGATATTCCAGTGCGAGATAGCTGAGGGTCAGCAGCAGCCAGTAAGTCTTGCCGCCTCGAATCGCGCCTCCAAACACCACCACGCGATGAGTGCCTGAAGTTGCCTGGTTAAATGCTTTGGTTTGCCTCTTGGTTAAACTGAAGGCCATAAGTGATCATCGTCATCCTCTGGATGCTCTTTCATGAAGGACTGCACCGCAAGGATGATGAACCAGCCGAACGCTGCACATAGCAGCAAGGTGGCAATCGTTATCACTGCGCCATTAATCATCGGAGTCTTTTGTCTTGATTATCACAAGCGGCTCCGTAGTCTTGAGCGTGGTCTCACTTGTCTGCTTCGGCTTGCCATACCCTCGGTCAAGTAGCAACTCCGCTGCTCTGGTGTCACCCTTCTTTGCCTTCGCATGAAGTGCAAGCAGTATCTCCTCAGCAGCAGTCAGCCCGTCCTTGTTCTCCTTGCCAAGCACATTGGCCAGCAAGATGTGCAAGTCGGGAAGCTTAGGAGGTCTTCCCCCTGCGCCTGTTCCTCCAGTTCTTAACTTGCCTCCGTTTCTGCCTTCTCTCATGGTTTACGATGTTTAAACGATGTTTAACTCATGAACAGCACAGCCTGTGCGTCAGTGTTTTGCTCAATTTTATCGACTTGCTCTCGGCTGTTGTCGTAGTGCAAATCAATGTCCAATCGCTCAACTGTTCTCCACTTGTCTGCTCCGTTGGTAAAGTAAATACGCAAGCGAGGGATTCCAAGTTTCGTGGCTATCTCAAACACCTCAGCAGATGCACGGCCTTCATTTCGGGCTGTGATGATAAAAACATCATCGCCCTTCTCGATGGCACGAATCGCAATATCTTGCCCTGCTAAAGTGTCCAGCACTCCATCGATGTCGAATGATACTCTCATCGGCGGTTGCGTGCTTTACGAAATTTCTCAGCCTCTGACAGTGCAATGGCTGCTGCTTGCTGTGATGAATATCCTTCGCTGATAAGCTTGCGGATGTTCATGCTGATAATCTCCTGACTGTCTCCTTGGAATAGTGGCATGCTACAAATTTACTAAATTTTCGAAAAACAAGCTTTCTTGTGTGACATTAATTGCGTGGCCCTTGTATATCATCTCATCCAGTTGCGATTGATAGATGAACAAATCGTGTATTTTGCCTTCAATAAAAGCTTTGACAGTGTGACCAATTACTCCGCTTTTGTCTGCTGTTGGCGTAAGTATTCCAAAGTGATACTGCACATCCTTCTCTTTGCTCAAGACAAGCTTATTGATCTTGCCAAGCTTTCGAATGTCATCAACATCAAATGCCACTGCAACATCGTAATCAATTGCCGGATGTGTTAAATATCCAAAGTAGCAATGGTCCTTCATGTATGCCGAATCGACAAACACGCCAGCTCTGAGCCGGCGTGTGCACTGTTTGTGTTTATAACTGGTCATCTTTCCAGGCGTGGTATTTATCGCATCCGAGAGTGTAGTAATCTTTTTCTTCGACAGCCTCTTGCTGCAACTGTTCAACTCCTAACCAGTAACGCTCAGAGCTTGTGTACCAAGTTCTCATTGCCTCAACGTACTCTTGGTAGTTTTGGCTTGTTAGGTCTTCTTTTTCTTGCCCAAAGTATTTTAGGCAATTTTCTTTTTTTACTTCTGCTGTTGTCATGTTGTGTGTGTTTTGATATTGTTTTGCATTTATCGTGCCAAAGTTTAGCAACCGTCTTCAGGCTCATGTCTCTTGCGCTCGATGGTCAAGCTTGCAAGATAATTGCGAACCATTTGTAGAATTGTTTCTTTGGCAGATGCAGGAACCCTGAAGGAAATTGTCGACATGCTTTCGCCATACATCGACTTTCGCCCGGCACCAGGTCGCCTGCCTCCGCGTTTTTCTGTTTTCATGTGTGCAAAGGTATTTATTTGTTTGTGTTTTGCAAATTAATATTATTCTTGTGCAGAAGCTTTAGCCAGTTGTAGCACCTCAGCAAGTAGCTGCGATATACTTGGCTGGTCCTCTCTGTTGCCATCAGGTACCTGGCGAATGACTGATGCGTGTGCTGCGTTGAGTTGTAAGTGGTCGGCCCATCGACAAGCTTGCAGTCGGCTGGTGCCATCGTGGTCATGTAGTGGATAATCTTCTGCTCGGTGGTCATATAATGCGAAAGTTTATAGCGGCTATCGGAGAGTTGTATGCAATGCTATGCAGGCTTAATCGGGTATATCTGAAATTTACCGTCACAGGCAGCTTCTTCTGCTTCTTCATAAGTTGCATAGCAAGGAATAAAGCCTGCAATACCTTGTATCTTCTCTTTACGTTCTTCTCTTGTAAATGGGTCGGTGTATGTTATATCTTGGCTTAATTTAAGCACTGCATACAACACTGTATAACCGTCAATGGCGGGTTCAGTGTTTACCGATTGTTTCTGCTTTTTACATACTTTAGTCATAATCTGAATGTTTAGTGTTATTAATCCGCCACTGCGGTTATACTTTTACGTTAGCTTCCATTTGCGGACAGTACATATCTCGGCATTAGTTCTCCTTGATGCTTTTCAATTCCTTTGTAAACAAGTTTTTTAGCTTCAATTAAAGGCTTTATTACTTCGTGTTTAACAAGTGCATCAGCATACATAAATTCCCCAGCATCGGGTAAAAACCAAACAGAATGAAACATTCCTTGTGGTTTGTAAAATTCATCGGCTAAAGACAATTCGTGTTCAATAGCTTCAATAATTGCTTTTTGTTGTTTTTCTATATTCATTTTGTCAAGTTATATGTTTACTTTTTTAATCAATTTGTCAAGTTATAGGTTGACGAAAAACGGCAGCTAACAATATATTGGCAAAAGGTAGGCAGACGGTAATTAGAATGAGCATTTGCACTTTTGGCAACATTCCTACATAACTCATCAGTAGTGCTATTTATCCCGCCCTTCGCCAATATTTTGCCGTTAGCAACCATTTAAGATTTGCGTTTAAAATTGGTTTTGATACTATTGAGATTTAGTAGAAATAAAAAGCACCAACCCGACTTTGTAAACCAAAACAATCCAGCAGTTACTAATATTGTTACAATATTTTCAATGATAGCCCAAATGTATAAACGGTTGCTAACAGCAGCTAAACAAGATGGCTGGCTTTCGTTTCCAATTGAAGTTTTATCTGTATTCATAAATTCGTTTTTAAATTAATTTTTGAGGTATTAATCAGCCACCTCGTTTAGCTGCATCACGTTATGTGCAATTTATCACCTTCAAGAATTCCTCTTCATTTCGCACGATGTGATACTCATGGCCCAAAGATATGCAGAGTTGCTGAAACTTGATTTGCAATGGTGACTGCTTGCCGGTGTCTGTCTTCCATTCGATCCAGCACGTTCTACCTTCAGGCTTCATGAAGCACATATCTGCAACACCAGGCACAACTCCCATGGCTTTATTCATTGCTCCCTTGATGCCGTTCACGCTGTTGTTGTTGATGGCGAAAACTCTTCCACGTAAGTCAGGGCGCGCATTCCAGAGGTTTGTGAATGCCTTCGCCTGTGCTTTTACCTCACTCATAATTGTTGCAGCTTGCTAATGGTGCAACACTCAAAACAATGGTAAAAATCGTCTGTATGCTTAGAGCATCTAAGCGCGCATCCATTTGTTGCAGCTTGCAACAAAAAAGTGCCCCTATATATACTATATGTGTGTGTGTGTGTGTGTGTGTGCATGTGTGTATATATGTTGTTAATAATAGAAAAGTAAGTTGTAAGTTGCAACAAATCGCTGAAGGCTGCACGAGAGTAGGGCGCAAGATGTTGCAACTTACTTTTTACAAAGCTGCAACAAGCTGCAACAAGCTGCAACAAATTACATCGGATTCCTGCTGACATAGTACATCGTAACGATTGAAGAGCCCTTGCGCTTACGGTCTTTCTCATAGCCTAACATGGTAAGAATCGAGCCGATACGTTGCAGATTCAGGAAGTTGAGCTTAGTATCCACCAGCAAGCACTGTTGAATTTCGGTAAGCGATAGCCACTCACCGTATGATGTCGCACTGCCAGGCATGAGCTTCTTGTGGATGAGGTCCTCTTCTGGAGTCGAATGCTTGAAGGTTAGCGTTGAATCATTAAGCGACTCAATATCATCACGCAATATAGTGAAGTCAAATCCAATGCGATACAGCGCATAGAGCTCACGCCATAATTCAACCTTATCGACTTTGTTGTACATCTCCTGGTCAATATCGATGATGTGAATCGGTAGCTGCCTGCGGTTGCCAGTCGGATCGTTCAGTATCTGCGTTTCGTTCGATGTACCACAGAACACCGCCAAGCGGCGAAGGTCCACAGAGACGCGGCCATAAGGCTCACGCACGTTGATGAACTCCTTCGAGGTTAATTCCTTGAGTCGCTTCTCTTCCTTCTTGGATTTACCGCCATACTCGTCATCGAGAATGATCCACTTCTTGCACATTAGAATCTCATCATCCTTGCCAGCATCCATCTTTGACTCAGCGAACATGTACCTCAACTGCTTTGGGAGAAGATAGCGGAACCAGTGAGTCTTTCCTGTGCCTTGCTTCTCACCTGAGAAGATAAGCACCAAGGGCGAGTGTTGACCGTATGCGGAAGCGACAACGGACACCAGCCACTTGCCGATCCACTTGTCTGCATCAGGCGTGTCAGTGATGACGCTGTTGATTAGTAAATCGACATTCGGGTACTCATCACCGATGTGCAGATCCTGCTCGAAGAACTCATGCAATGGGTTGTATGTCTCGACACGATTGGAGAAAATGATGGCCGTTACCAGGTCTTTTGTGGCCTCTTTGAAGATGGCTTTGCAGTCAAGAAAAATTGAGTTGATGTCACTGTCATCGATGGGCCTTCCATTCAGTTCAACGTTGCGCGTAACGATGTTTTTTCGAAGGTCGAAAGTCTTTATAAACGCCGCAATATCAGCACTTACGTTCTCCGATTTGAATTTGATATCCTTTGCTACTATCTCATTGACAACTTTCTCACTTTGCTCTGGTGAAATGCCAGAAGCTTGGAGTGATTTCACGATGGCATCTGGACCTAATCCGGCAGCACGTTGCGAGCTTGCAGCGCGAAGTATTTCCTTGGTCTGCTCTGAGTAGGCTTGTATGCCGTTTTGCTTGGCGTGATAGTAGATTGTCGCAATTGTGGACCGCTTGCCTTTGCTCTCGCTGTGGTTCTTCAGGCAGGCTGTGTACTGGTTGTTGCAATCATCGGAGTTGTACTTGGAAGAGTGAGATGACAGCGTGTGAAAGTAGTCACGACCACCTTCACCGAATTCAGATACAAGTGCATAAGCGATTTGAATCCATTCGGAGTAATCTTCGCAGAGGTTGAGGCCTTTGCGGTCCATCTCAGCAATCATGGCATCGAAGTCAGTCTTGATGACTGCGACCTTTGCGAGCTTGCGCTCCTTAGGCTTGGCAAGGTACTTCTTAAATAATATTGCCTTGGTGTTGATGTGAATCCAAGGATCGTATGAGATGAAGCGAGCACGCGAGACGTTCTTGCCTGACTGGTCAACGATGAGTTGATAGGTGTGGTACAAGTACGATGCGATGCCATTAAACGCATCTGCGTGCCTTGTGCCGTCGATTTTCACTATCAAGCATAGTCCATGCCCACTGATGGAAGTAAACGCGCTATAAATGTAGCTATCCGCTTGCACCAACTTCTTGGCCTCTTCTGGGTTGTCGATGTTGTCGATGTCAATGGCAATGAATCCAGAGTGCTCCTTGAGAGCATCGTCCTTGCGATCGCTGAATTGACCTGATACGGTCACAAGCGGTGCAGATTTCTTGAGTTTATCACGCTCGGCCTTATCTGGAGTTGCGCGAACTTGCAGAACTATGTCCTGCCATTTGCCGGTTCTGACTCCTTCCAAGAATGAGGAAAGCTCGAAAGAGTCGGCGTGTTTAGTGTAGATACTTGAGTAATGTGAGATGAGCATAATTGTGTGAGTTTGCTGTTTACGAAATCCCTGTGAAATTGGTCAAAGCGTTTGCCTTGTTCTTTGCACCAGAGCCTCGCAAGTTCGTGAATTTCTTTTTCGATTTGTGCGTGATGCTGAGGTGTTGGGTTATGAAATATGCGCACAGCTTTGTTGAAAACTTGCTCAACAAGCACATACAGTGAGCGATAAGTCTTGTTGTGAGCATGTGATTCGATTATCTTTTTTACATCGATGGCCTTGGATACTTGGATAAACTTCTCAATGCGTTCGTCCTTTGGCTTGATGACCGGAAAGACATGGCCGCAAGGAAAATACATTCCGAGGTATTGCGCATCGCATACCTTTTTTGCTGTGTGATGCAGGGCTCCGCACTTTGGGCACTGCCTAACTGGTGCCACACCTTCGCCTGGCTTCTTCGGGTTGTGGAAGATATTGCTCCAGTTGCGAGGTGATGACCAGAGACCATGCGTGATGCAATTGCCTCCGAGGTCGATGATGGTGAATGCAAGCTTGATGTTATGCGGCCGTGCACCTCTTCCGCACATCTGAAGCCAAAGCGGCATTGATGCTGTGGCCTTGTTTACAATTACGGTCTCGATGTCTGGCTGGTCAAAGCCTGTTGTTGCGATGCCGATGTTGTTGAGAATTGCATCGGGCGTGTTGGCGAACCACTCCAATGTTGCGGCGCGATCAGGCGAGTCCGCATCGAGATGGCGCGAATTGAATCCGGCAGCACAGAAGGCTGCGTTCACGGCTTGCGAGTGCTCAACATTGCAGTTGAAGATGATGGTCTTTTTGCCAAGCGAATGTGCCTTGTAGGCGTTGACCGTGCTGTCAATGTACTTTGGTGCTTTGTATGCTGCTGCCATCTGCGCTTGGTCGAACTCGCCTGCTTTCATCTTGAGCTTTGCGCGGTCCACTATCTGAGCAGCGGAGTAGGTCAGCTCAGGGCAAAGGAATCCCTGCTCAATGAGTTCGGGGATGTCGATGCCGCAGATGATGTCATCGAAGTAGTTGCGCAGCGGATTGCTCTTGCGTGCTGCAAGAGGTGTGGCAGTGAAGCCGATGATGTACTGGCTATCGAAGTGCTCAATGACCTTTGTGAAGTTCCCGATGTGGCATTCATCCACAATGACCAGTCCGATGTTAGTGAACTGGTGCAGCCGCTTATATGCCGTCTCAACCATTGCCACGTAAACGCGAGCCGGAGGGATGGTCCGCATGCCTGCAACTACTGGCTGTGTGGGCAGTGCGATGGCCTTGCATGCTTGATTCAGCAGTTCCTCCCGATGCACAAGAATCAGGATGTCGGTGCTGTTGCGCTTGCAAAAGCGGTCGCAGATTGCTGCGAAGCATACCGTCTTGCCTCCACCAGTTGCGAGCTGTGCCACCACTCTTTTTGTAGTGACAAGCTTCGCAGCGATGTTGTTAATGAAGCGTTCCTGATAGGGGCGGAGTGTCATGACTCCAGTCGCTTATCCATTGGGATGAAGTCGGAGCCGTTGCCATGCACGGTCTTGATGAAGTCCACTTCAACCTTTGCGGAGTTGATAATTACTTGAGCGACCTCAGCAATTGTGCGTGCTTTGTCGAGCTCCATGTCACCATCTTTGAGCATCTCGATTGTCTCGAATAGGTGGTCTCTTAGGTGTTCAATCTTGTTCTTTGCCATGTGTTTGGATTTTGCGTTTTAGTTTTGAGAGTATTTTCATTGCCACCTTAACTTCTTCAGGATAGCGGTGAATCGTGTTGAGTCGCATGTTGCTTTCGCGGTCTACCAGCATGAGGTTCTCCACTTGCCAATTGTCTTTGTTGCCATCGATGAATCGCAGGAACTTGCCTTCTGGGATCGGGCCGTTCTCCATCTCCCAGGCAAGGCGGTGAATCATGACCCATCCATTGCGGCCTTCTGCGATTTTCATCCAAGTATAGCCTTCGCCATCCACGCGAGTCCATCCGACCGGCTTGTGGTTTGCAGGGAGATGGCCCGGCTGAAATAGCGTGTGCTCAGGTGGATTATTCTTGCCTTTGACTCCTTTGTTCCAAGGCGTGGAACCTTTTGGGTATCTGTGCTGCTTGCCTGCTTCTTTCACAACCTTGCCATGCACCTCGCGGATGTACTCCTTTGTCTTCTTGATGCCGCGAGAGTTGGCGAGTTGGTGAATCTTGTTTTCGCTTATGCCGAGCACCTTGGCCATCTCTGATGTGCGCGTTGTCGGATAGGATTCGATGACGTAGTCAATGACCTCTTGTGGATATCTACTTCCCATAGTTCCCATCAAATTGATTCAAAAATCCTGCGATAAGCTCATATGCCTGGTCAAGCTCTTGCTGATTATGGCGGTAGAGGTAGAGGTCTTTGAACTGCCCCGACTTCTTGACCTTGGGTGGCACGCCGATGTAGTAGAAGTCTTTTGGATTCCAGCCCATCAGCATAGAATACCAAACGGCCTGCACGTGGTTGCAGTGTTTTATCATGTCATCAGCGAAGGCTTGCAGGTTTTTTGCCGTGGTTGTCTTCACATCAGCGATAATCTTCATCTCATCCCAGCAAAGGTCCATTGCGCCCTTGCCGAGTAAAGTCTTGTCTGCAACTGTGATTTCGCTCACCACGATGCGCTCCTTCTCACTCTTGTCGAACATCTCGCCAAGGAGTTGCACCTGGTGAATTGCGTCATAAGTGTTGCGCACTGGATTGCCCATTGTCTCGTATTCGCACTCAAGCAGCGCGAAGTGAAAGTCCTTGCCGTAGTTCAGCGATGCCTTAGCGTAGCTGATGTCTCCAGTGTAGTGCCGTTTGATGCGGCTTGCCGATACGGCTGGGTACTTGATGTAGTCTTCGCGTGTCATGAGTTGAAGGTTGAGGTGTAGTAGATTGCAGAGCTCCGATTGTAGTACTTTTGAACTCGAGTCTGTTGGTCTGTTCTGCCTTCGCGATAAGCATCCATTATCTGCTCCTTTTCCATTGCTTTGGCTTGTTGGAACACAACCGTATTCTTGATGTCGATGCTGGTATGGTGCTGTTCCAATTGCTCAACCAACCATTCTACTGCCGTTTGTTTCATGACTTATAAACAAAATTATAATATTGCTCTCCCAGTTGCAGGCCGTCGAGTGCGCCTTCGTTGTAAGTTTCAATTATCTGCTGTTTCTCCATCTCCTTCGCTTGCTCAAATGCCTCGGCAAAGTATGGCCCCATCTCGGCCTTGAGCTTGTTCTGCACGGCTATCTCAAGCCATTGCACTGCTGTCATCTTAGTTGCCATATCACTTCAAATTTGGATTAGACTGTTGTGCTCTTTGGCGTGCCCTGCGAATACTCTCAGCAGCTGGAAGCTTGCCCTCGCTCATCATGTCGAGCAATTGCTTTGCTGTGGTTTGGTTAAGCTTATCATAGCCAATGATATCGGCCCAAACGTATGCAATAAGCCTTGCATCATTCTTGCGTGTTGCAGGCACGCGCTCAAGTATTGCGCGGACCTGCTTGGTAGGGTTGTGTTTCATCGTGTTATTGTTTGAATTTTCTCTTCGTAAATCTCAATGCCAGGGATTGAATCCACGCCGCACTTCTCCATTGCCTTGAGTAGATTCTGCGTGAAGTCTTCAGGCTTGTACATGCCGGAGCCGAACAGGACTCCGAGCACCTTGAGCCAGTCGACCTCTCCAGCAATGCGCACTTTGCGAATAGTGCGTATGCCTTTGATGTGATCGTGCTTGATGCTGACCTCGGTGAGATTATCCACCAGGCTCTCTAAGGTGCTTGCCTTCTCTTGCTCTGCTGCGAATTGCTTCTCGCAAGCTGCGTTATATTCGAGCATGGCCGTTTTGGTCGATGCGATGAAGGTGGCAAGTGGTGTGACTGCATCGCTCTCGATGCGCATGAGTTCTTTCTTGTAGGCATCAAGCGGACCTGTCACCATCTTGCGCGCATCTTGGATGGCTTTGATGGCCTTGTTCACTTCCGCGATTGCATTTGATGCAGCGGTGTAGTGCATGACGTTCTCGATTGGATAAGCAACGCCTTCATAGCTGTTGCGTTCTATTAGTTGCTGGGCTGACAGGACCTCAGCAGAATTTATTGTCTGATACAATTTCTCGATTGGAATTGTTATCTTTGCAATGCTGTTCATGTGTTTTTGATATGTGAGTAAGGCCGAGGGTTGTGTGTGTCCTCGGCCTTTGTTGTTTTTAGAATGGTAGCCCTGTTGAGTCGTTAGAGAATAAGCTGTCGAGATCCTGCTCATCAGTCACGGTTGTGCTCTCCCACTTTGGTGCAGGCACAGCGGCAGGCTTCGCAGTTGTGCGAGCAATCCACTCATCGCTCTTGCGGATGTCTTCCTTGAGGAAGTCCGGCAGCTTGTTGAATACTGCATCATCGTGCTCAGTGGTGTCATAGCTTAGCAATTCGTTCACGGCTGGAGGGCAGGCCATGCCTTTCGGTAGCGGCGAGATGCTCATGATGTTCGCATAGGTGCGGTCTTCTTTGCCGTTGTGTGCGATGTTCAACATGCAAGGATGTCCGAGTAGCTTTATGATGTCGAAGTCTCCAGCTTGCGCATCGGTCATCTTTTTGCCGACCCATGACTCCACGAACTTGCGAAGTGATGCCTTCTCGCCCATGCTGAGGTTGAATACTGTCTTCACGTAGAAGGGCTGCTCGCCTTTCTCATCGCTGAAAACTGCTGTCTCAAGCGGAAGCTCGAATAAGAATTGCACTTTGCGTTTCTTGTTGCCCCACTTCTCATCGAAGGTAGTGCCTTTGTCAATGATTTGGTAGCAGCGTGCTACGTGTGCTCCTTCGGGAGCGATTTGGCGGCTTGAGCCGTTGCCAGAGTTTACTGGTGCTTTCATGTTTAAAAGATTAAATTGTGGTTAAAAGTGCTTGAGTTGATTGTTCGTGGAGATACTCGGTAACAAGTGCAAACTGATTGTGGAATTCATCCATCTTGCAAGGATCCCAAAGTCGTTTTTCAGGTGCAACGCCATGCTCCATGCTGCGATGATATTGGCGTGCTAAGTTAGCGGCTTGAGAGTCGCATCGGGTGTAGAGACCTTTGATGCAGCCGTCATTGACAACCATGACCAAAGTGCCAGTTAAATGATTGTAGTGAAAAAATTCAGTGCCCTTCCAATTCTTGAAGGTCGTTGCTGTTGAGAGTTCTGGTGTGTTCATATTGCTGTGTGTTTTAGTATGCAGCAAATGTACACCTATCTTTTGAATTAGCAAAACAAAAAGCAAACCACCAGCACAAATTTACTTAACTCGCTAATTATCAGCGCAATTAATTTGCGCGACAAATTGCGAATCCGACAAGGCCACCGAATACAGCCCCTGCAAGTTGGGTCTGGTACCATTTTTTCGGCTTGTCTGCCACGATCACGTTGTGCATTCCTGTGACGCTCACATATGGGTTGTCGATACCAAGGCGAACAACCTTGTCACGCTTACGCGAAAATAAGCCCCCTCGCATCGTATCTCCAATTGCAACGGTATAAGACACCGGAATGATAATCGAATCGATTTGAAGCCTTCCTAAGCGGTTTATTGACCCACCTATCTGAAGGAACTTACCCTCCCGACTGAATGACCTCGGCAGGCGCAAGTGCGGAAAGCTGTCGATGTACACCGTTTCGCCCAGTTGCAGCTCAGTCTTCACCACCGTCTTAGTCTGATACCGCACCACCACCTCAGGCTCTCGCAGTTCCAATGCTCGAAGCTTGGTGCCGGCCGCTGCAAGCTGGATGGATTGGCTGTAAATCTTCGAGCTGTCACTTGCAATGCGCACAGTGTACTCCGAGTTTAGTGAATCGAGATACATGGCATTGCTTTCGGATTCACGCAATGCACCACATGTGCGCAATAGCAGAAGCAAAATGAATAAGCAGATTGCCAAAAGACTCAGTGTGCTGATGTTGCTTTGCTGCATAGGATTAGTTCGTTAAGACGTTTGATGTAGGTGCTTTTGTCTCTGAGTTCATTGAGCAATATATCCGCTGCCACCTTCAGCGGCATGGCCTTCTCGGCTATGTAAACTGCCAGCACCTTCACAAGTCTCTCATCGCATTCGCAGTCGGTAGCCGGTAGGTTGCTCATATTTGCCTGGTTGCTTTCTTAACTAATAGCCGAATCACATCATCAAGCTTGTCAACGCTACTGGCAAGCATCTTCATCACATCATCGCGCTCCTGATCCGTTGCATTGTTGTGCTCAATCATCATCTTCACCAAGCCCCCGATTGAAGTCAATGGCTGGCGCAGTTCGTGCGATAGCATGAAGCGGAACTCTTCCAGAAGTATCTTCTGGCGTTCATGCTCATGGTTGCTGATGGAAGTCACATCGACAAGCTGGATTCCGATGAAGTGCAGCATGTCAACAATTGAATAAACATTCCACATGTTGTACCTCTCAGAGGCCATCTTCTGCTTTGTCTTGGCATAGGTCCGAATCGGATCGGGTGTTTTCTTCTGCGACTTCCTTATTGCCTGAAGCAGCTCATCGCGGTCGGAATCATTGGCCGCAATGTCGAGAATGTTGGTAGGCTTGATGTGGCTGCTGTACTCCTTGAATAAATCATTGGAGGTGACGATATTGCCATCCTTATCGGTGATCACATAGAAGAGGTCAATTGATGACTCAAGGATGTGCAGGCTTGCCATATCGCAAAGATAAGGCAAGGATTGAACTTTTAGGCCAATTCTTTACGTAAGTCCTGCAAAAGATTTGACCAGGCAGCACCGCACCCCATAAGATACTTTGCAGACATCCACAGAGTGAAGCTGAAAACAATGCCGTTTAAAAGTATATCGTAATCCATAGGCGTTTCCAATTCTTGCGTATTCCTTACAGGCTGAGGTTTGGCAGTATAGTACGTGGGAGCAGTCAACAAAGATACATCGCATGGCTGAATAGTATCGAATGCGGTGAGAACTTTCTCCTTGCGAGGCTGTGCCATGACGGCCTCGAAGCTTTCGCGGTTAGCCTGGGCGAAGCTTGTATCTGCATTGGCTGCCTCCCAGCTCATGGTGTCGATGTTGAGCTTGTTGTGCCTTGCAATCTTTATTGTATCCCTACGAATCTGCTGCATCGCTTTTTGCTTTTGGAATATACCCAGCAGCGATTAATGCTGCAATGATAGCGGTTAATGTCTCGGCTGTTATCACTTTGAAGATTAGTAAAAATATGGATACCAGAATCATCAGCGAGCCGATGGTGCCACGCCAGTGCTTGACAACGACATCCACAACTCGCCTTGGTTTGGTAGCCCTTTTCCTCATAGGTAAGTTTACGCAAAGAGGCGGCCCGTGTTGGGGCAATAGTAGCTCAGAAGTTACAAAGTGAGAAATACAGATTCGCCTCTTCGCGGCGGCGATTGGTTAAGCCATTAAGCACTTTGCCGCCTGCCTTGTTCCACTTCAGGAACTCATCCAAGATGCTTGGGTCTGCTGCGTTTGCTTTGGCCTTCTTGAGCAGCGTGGATTTCACCAACGCACCAGTTCCCACGTTGTAGCTGAATGCTACTAACGCATCGAACTGGCATTGATTAAGGTTAGGTAGGTGTTTGTTTACTGCATCCTCATATGGCGAAAGCGTAGCGAGTAGCAATTGCGTTGCTTCCTTTTCGCCTGTTAGTTTCTCTCCCAGTAGCACCTTCTTGCCGTTCGGATGGCGAGTGCTGCCGTAGCCTATTGTCGGAACGCCAGCAGGGCAAAGGTAGGAACTAAGCCGTAAGCCCTCGTACTTCTTAATCAGATTCAGACCAAGCAGCGAGGTTGAGCGCATTATTTAATCTCGTATTGAAAATAAGCGCGTATATATGCGTAATTTGAGCCTGACGTGCTTGATTGAAAACGAATAACGCCATTATTCGAGCTTACATCTGCTTGCACATAACTTAAAACCCAATCGGTTGTAGTGTCAGGAACAACAACACCTATTAAATCTTTTTGCGATGTAAAATCTGATGCAATTGGTAAAGAAAATTCAAAGGTTACATCATTATCACCAGGGTCAAATTGCAACTCAAAAAAGAAAGACATTGATACAATGTTATCTATACGCTGATAGTATCCATTCTGTTCAGTTATCGCTGTCGTGCTTGGGGTTATATTACTAATTGTAGGCGTGAATGTACCACTATCCAACTGTGGCAAGCCGTCATAGATATTCTGCACTTGGATTTGCTTGGACTGGTTTGCAGTTGTGTCCACGATATACATTATATCGTTAGCATCTGCCGTGCCTAACGTGGTCAAATCGGTTACTTTAACGCCTGCCATAGTTGTAAAATTTGCCCACTAATTTACAAATTATTCAGATACGAAATCGCATCATCTGAAGTCTTAAATACTTGCGCATTTATTTTATGCTCGGTAACATATACCAAATACACGCCCTGCTCGGTCGATACATGAAAGGAATATTCGTCTACCATTTCCCATCGCGGCTCGGTTAGCGTAAGCCACGGCGTAGGAGTAGATGTAAATTCAATATTTGTGGATGTTATGTTTATGTTGGTCATAGTCGTTCTATTAAATACATCGAACCAAAATTATTATCAGTAGCACCGCTGTTCTGAAGTGCGAATACTAAATATTGGTCAGTAGTCCAATCAACCGCGCAGGTCGTTACTCCATTAAAAAGCCCTAAATCAGCAGCAGTACCAACTGTTGTGGCTGAAAATACTTCTGTATTGTTATTAGAAGTTTTTATTACTAAATTCCTTTGTGTTTGGTTGACTAAAAATGATGCGTTACTGGCATTCAAATAAGTCATGAGCAATATTGGCGTACCGCTTAAATTAGCAGTTGTATTGGCGTATATCCTTAGAGTTTGATTCCCGTTTGTACCAGTTTTACGAGTTCTGTATGCAATCCTAATGACATCGCCAGCCGCAAAGGTATTAGCAGGGATTAGCTGCGTGTATTTAACTGTATTATTAGTATTTGCGTGTCCTGCTGTATCGGTCGTGCTTTTGTAAATTATAGGCAATGTCGGGAAAGTCGCAATGCTGCCATCGCCTCGAACATACTGCGAGGTCGTACCGCCTAACACATTGCCCAAACTTCGATTCTTCCAAAGGTTGTTAACGCCAGTTGTGTAAACCAAAAAGTCATTATTAACGGGCGTAACGGTTGTGATGTCAACATCTGAAAGTTCGTCAAGCTGGAAGCCATTTTGCACAAGCACGTAAATTTGCCCGTTGCCTGCATTCGCACGCTCAACGATTCCGATACGTGTCAAATGGTTCGGGGCTAATGGTAGCACGTTTGTTTTTGCTCCGGGTGTATTGCCTACATAGAGCGTATCGCCTGCGGTAAACATTCCCGTATTGATGCCATCGATTACGCCCTGAGTTATGATATACCCTTTCTGATTTGGTGCAATCGAACTACTAAATACAAGCCCCACCGTTTTTGAGCTTGTCGCCTCTGTGGTATTATCTGCGAGCTTGACTGTCATGCGGTCGCCAGTTGCGCCAAAGGCGTACACGGGCTGCCCTCTGTTAATCGTTACGCTGTCCGCATTTGTGATGTATGCGAACATTTGATTAGGCGCAACTCCCAAAATTTGAAAGTTCGTGCCGTCATATATTGCAACGAATTGTTGGTTTGCTGCAATGTCGCCGCCGATAATCGGCACGGTGTTATTCTTTGCAATGTTAACCGCGCCAAGCCCGTTGATGTTTATCGTGGATGCACCCGTATTCGCGTTTGTAAATCCTATCGCGTATGCATCGTTGAGGTTGTAACCCGTAACGCCCGGTATAGTTACCGCGTAGGTATCCGTCCCCGTTGCCTGACCGCCTTGCATACCGCCCGTTGCGGTGCTATCTATTGTGAAGCTCGGATAAGTACCGCTTACAGTTATATCCGTGCCTCCTGTGATGCTTACGATTTGGTCTGGTGCTGTATTCGTTACGATGTTACCCGTTAGGTCGATACCAGTACCCGCTGTTAACGCGTCTTGCTTACCGTCGAATGTATTAAAGTCGGTTGCGCTTAAATAGCCGTCGGTACTTGCGCTCGCTTGCGTGATGCTTATATCGGGTGTAGCCCCACCCGTAGAACTTAGCGGAGCGGTTGCCGTTACGTCTTCAACAATCGAAACGGGAATTGTTGGCTTGTTTAATATCTGATTGTTGCCAGTTGTTGCGTTCCAATCGGAAGGCTGTTGCACAAGCGGAAAGCCTGCTCCGAGGTTAGTCCAATAAGTTGCGTTCGTTGGAAGTATCGAATCATTACTTGCGATGCAGCGGTAAACATTACCTAAGTAATACACCACATCATTAATCGCATAAGCGTTGCCTGTTGCGGTTAAATGGTCCGTGCTAAATGGCAAGGCCACAAGTGTACCACCACCTCCACCACCACCAGGCACATTCACCTCAACAACTCCGGGTGAAGTTAGTGATGCAGTCACGCCTGCACCGGTGAAGTTTAAAGTCGTGGTGTTGGTGCTTAGGTTTACTCCTTCTTCCTGCGTGCGCAATGGCGTGCCACCGCCTCCACCAATTGCAACCAACGGATCGGCTGGTGTTCCGTTCCCTGTTATGGTCACCCCATCCACAGCAACCGATGTAAGGCAAGGCTCACAAGGCTCGAAGTCAGGAAGCGGAATGTCACCAGTTGCGCATGTGTCATAGCAGCCGTCCTCAGATGAGGTGCTGATGTTGACATCCACATCGATTGCAACAGCGGCCCATTCGTAATTCACTGGCAAGTACCTCGCCTCCGTTGCGTACCCACTTGGCACAACTTCGTAAGCAATCACTCCGATGGCTGTCTTGAATTGTGGGTCTGTGCCGCTAATCAAGCGAAGCACTCGAGATGCTACCCAATCCTGCGCATCAGCAGAGTCGCAAGGTAGGTGCGATTTGCGGACCATCGCATAGGCGGTCATGCTGAACTTAGTCTCGTATATCGACTTGCAGCCTGCAAGTCTGAGCGAATCATTCTTGCTCACTGTAATCTTGCCACGCTTGGCCCAGAACAATGTGCCCTGCTTCGCATCGTAATTAGTCACAGGAATCGCTTGGCCGTTACCGATATAAAAAGCCCAGGCTTTGTCATTGCCTTCGCCTACAAGCTCGCTGAGGCCGTATATCTGGTCGAAGATATTGCCAACTTCAATGCGTTGGTTGAGTCTGTCAAGTATGGTAGAGAGTAAGTTCATCGTTTGCTCATTGCGTTTATAATTTGCTCAACTAATTGCTGCGCGTGGTCCTCAAGCATCTCGGCCTGCTCTTGTTCTGTGGGCAAAAAGATTGCACCGTACTTCGCCTCAAGGCCATCGACCTTTCCAGTCTCCGATCCAGGCAAAGCAATTGCCGCCTCAAGTCCTTCTGTGATTACGTCCTCAGATAAGAATCCACCCTTCAACTTGCCAGTCAATTCCAATGGCAGCTTCCTTGATGTTCCTTTCTTTAACTCAGCATATCCACCTGGGAAATATAAGGACTCAATTGGCTCACCTCGTTTACCCACCTTGTACTTGCTTGGCGCATTTGCCAAGGCTCTTGGAGAAACGTAAATCGGAGTCGTGCTGTATGGCTTAGTCGGAAGCTTTTCGCCTGCTGAGTTGCTGCCTCCACTGGAGCCAGTGCCAAAGATTCGCTTAAACATGATGCGCTTCAATTCCCTCGCTGCCGAATACAAAGGTGTGAACTTGGAGGTCCAGCCTTCATACAAGCTGTCGAGGTTCTTCTGAATTTCGGCAGGCGTTGGCATATTACGGCAGGGCTGTCACATATTTCATGTTCTTTCTGCAATCCCAGCAATGCGTGTCATCAGGCAGGCGCATGTTCTGCAACATGGCACCAAGCTCTTCATTGTATCTTGTTGCTGCGATGTCACGGGCTGCCATAATTCCCTCCATGAGTTCGGGCTTGTTTTGGCCCCTATTCACAATCACAGAAGTATTCACCCTTTGGTTAGGGCTTATGGTCAGCGCATAGTTGTAAACCTCAACAGCGGTAGCGTATGCAAGCGGCAAGGCCATCAGCCCACCGATGGAGCACATCCATCCTTGGCGGTCGCAGTTAATGCTATATGTGAGGCTCATGCCTGTGGTGTACTTTGAGTTGCTACTGGTCAGCACGTTCGTGCCATCTGTAGTCAGTTCAATCCCAATCGCATCCACGAAAGGGCAAATGTGCGATTCTCTTGGACCGCCTCCGCAAGAAGTGCATGTGCCCTTCTTTGGAGTGAACTTCACAGTATTGATGTCCGACTCGTACACGATTGCAATGTCAAGCTTGCGCTTTGCTGAGGTGAATGTCTTGCCAATGAACTGGTCAAGCGCACCCTCTGCATAAGTGATCGTCTCAATTAACTTGCCTGTGGTCATGTCGAAGATAAGCACCGGAACGTTGGTATTCGCTGAAGCAATTGCCAGGTTAATATCTGCAAGGTAAAAATTCAAGTAACTAACCGTATTCGGGTCAATCTTTAATCTGATGCCGCCATAATTGCCAGCACCAAGGGCGGTCTGCACATTGGCATAATTGGACACAACTTGTCCAACTCGCTTATTCTCAATTACAGTGTCGCTCTTCATCATCGGGCTGAGCTTAGTCAGCACATCGGATGATATCTTGCGCCATGCGAAGGCTCGCTTATCTTCAAACAGCTCAACGCCGTTGAGATATTGGTCCGTGATAAGTTGCCCTAAGAATGTCTGATTGATTCCGAGGTCATCAATGTAGAGCCCTGTCGATGGCTCTGGTGATTCGCAGCCTCTCAATCCGAGTAGTGATTCAATGCACATCTCTTGAAGTTTTTACAAAGATAAAAAAAAGGAGGGCACGAAGCCCTCCCTTTATTGGGTCATTAAATTGTCGAGCCCACTTTGGGTCAATAAGTCCTCATCGGCTTGCGAGAGTAAACCTACCGACCCGATTACGGGTTTACGATAGAAACGCAGTTCACATAGTTAACACCAGCGAACTTGTCTGCTGATTCGTAGATGTCAGTCGGAAGAGTTACAATCTTTCCAGTTGTAGTCAACACGATTGACAAGTTACCGCAGTCATCCTTCATGGTCAAGTCAACAGGAACTCCAGCCGGTGTGAACACCAAAGTCTTAGAGTAGTTGCTTCCAGCCACAGGAGTGATGCCAGTGTTCCAATCAGCAAGGTTGAAAGATAACCACTGGATTGCTCCGGCAGTTGTCACCAACGCGCTGTTTTGGTCTCCCTGAGCAGCAGCTAAACGAGAATCGTAAGCAAAGCCGAAACCGTTCTGCTGAGTGATTGCAAGAAGGTCTAAGCCGTACTGAGAGCAGCAGCCTGCTGCCATAGCGTTAGCATAACGCTGCATCGCTGCGCCACCGAATGCAACTGGTGCACCAGGGTAGTTCGCCATGCGAGTTGCTTGCTGAATGTCAGCGATTGCAAATGGATTCGGCTCAGTTGTGCCGTTCATTGTAGCAATCTCTAAGCAGTCACCAGTTACAGTGTAGAAACCTTCTACATCAGTTCCCCACTTTCCGATGTCAGCAACAGCTTGAACAGCAGCAGCAGAAGCAACCTTGCGGTCGATTACGTCCATCAAGCGCATTACTGACTCAAGCACATAGCGAGAGTTCTCTTGGCAATGACGAGCGATATCAGCAGCATTGATAAGCTGTGATGCAGTGTAAGTGTCAGTCGTATCAACTGTGTAAGTTGTAGTGCTGTCACCGTAAGTGTTGGTTGAAGTACAAGTAAGGATGTCACCACCCTCTTCAACTTCAGTCTCAGGCAAACGCTGAATCCAACGTGCTTGAACGGTTTTTAATTTTCCACCGCCTGGAGATACTTCAGTGCGGATAAGTTTTGCGTTCTCAGGTGAAAGTAAGAACTCAAGAAAAGGAAGTTGCTCACGCTGACCAACTTCGATGAAGAGCTCGCTAAGTGACATTTGCACATTAGGACACTCCGATAGAA